AGACCCCTTACCGTTGTTAACGGTGCGGGAGGAAGTGGTGCGGCGGCACAGACCTATTCGCATTACAACGGGACTGCGTATGATTTCGAGATGCCAGTTGCGCGAATCCTCGACACGGTTACTTTCACTACTGTCGGCTCTCTCTACACCACCGCGTGTACAGTTACTGACAATGGAGACGGTGCCTCAGTCCCAGTCGTCGCGTATGGGCTTCTTGATGGCACTGCCAACTCCGGTGGGAGATCAGGCGAAGTAGTCTTCGCGAACAATACCTATTGGTACTTCACGACCTTCGTGAACGGGGTGCAGAAGAACGAAATCTGGACGAGCCCGAATGGGGTGAATTGGACGTTGTTGACCAGCGCGCCAGGATACCAAACGCGCTCGATGCAAGTGTTTGTGTTCGGGAATATCTGGATCATCGGCGGGTTCTCTTCGACTACAGCAACCTACTACAGCGACGTGTGGGATATTGCTGGTGGCTCGGGAAGCTTCGCGCTTACTCCAACAGTAGCAAATGAGTTCTATTATTTCAACCAGACCTCACAAAGCCTCACCACTCCATTGCTCGTGTTTGCGGCTCCGCACGAGGGCTATTACTTCAACGCGGCACTTGGAGTTCTTACTCGAATCACAAACCCCAATTACCCGCCAGTCATTGTAAACGGTCTCGTCTACCTCGACACGACATTCTATGTCATGGACCCGCAGGGGAGAATCTGGGGTTCCGGCTTAAACGATCCTTCGACATGGACAGCACTCAATGAAATCGCAATTCAAAACGAGCCTAACGGTGGCGTAGGCATTGCGAAGATCGGCACGTATCTCGTAGCCTTTGGTCAGTGGACGACCCAGTTCTTCTATGATGCAGGGAACCCTGTTCCAGGCTCTCCGCTCTCCGCAAACATCTCGTTGCAGTACCAAGTCGGCTGCGCAAACGGCCGGACGATTATTGAGATGCAAGGGACTGTAGTCTGGGCTGGTCAAACGCACGCGGAGGGTTCCAAGATCTACATGATGCAAGGCTACGCGCCGCAAGTAATCTCCACTCCATTCATCGACCGAATTCTCGAAGCCGACCCGATGACGAGTGTGAATGCTTTTTGTACCTCAATGTTTGGCCACCCGTGTTATGTGCTGACGCTTCTAACCACTGGGATTACACTGGTCTATGATTTCTGGTCGCAGTTCTGGACTGTCTGGACTTCCTTCACTCCGACGAATGCGGTTAATCTGACCTCACTCACGATCAACGGAGTTAGTTCTGCGCAGTTCGCCCAGTTGATCGGCAACACGAGTCCGAATCAGCATGGCCTCAACGACGGCGATCCGGTGAGTATTACTGGCCAAACGCAGAATAACTACAATGGGACCTTTGTAGTGAATGTGATTGATCAGTTTCGTTTCTCTTACATCGTCAACGGTGCGAATGGGAATGGCTCGGGCGGGCAGGTTCAAAGTTGGAACTCCGGGCCTTTCATCCCGGTGACTGGGCATGAGGTCTCCCCTGGGAATCTCTTCTACATGCAAGACCCGAGCAATGGCCGCGTTTATCTGGTGAACTATAGCACAGGTTCTGACTATGGTAATCCGATAGACTTCCACGTGGTTACCCCGCGTTGGGACCAGAACATGATGAGGATTAAGACCGTGACCCGCCTATCCCTCGTCGGTGATCGGACCTCAAGCAATGTCTGGGTTCGTCACACAGAAACCGATTATCAATCTTGGTCTCAGTACCGTCCAGTCAACATGATGGCGTCCTGGCCTTCGATCTCCAGCCTTGGTCAAGTCTCGCGCCAGGCTTACGAACTTCGCCATACGGATTTCACCTCGCAGCGTCTCGAAGCTATTGAAGTCGAATTCGAGATGGGAGTTTAAAATGAACAACCTTGCTTTGTTGGATAAAGTGAATGAGCTGGAAAAAACCATGTGCGAGATGGAGCAACGAGAATGCCCGGTCTGGCACTTCTTCGCACCAGGCTTGTACGCGCGACAAATGCTTATACTTAAGCACACTTGCCTCACTGGCGTCGTTCACAAGACCGAGCATCTCTGCATCATCTCCGGCGATATTGAAGTCACGACAGACAACGGCGTACGACGAATCAAAGACCAGCAACGTATTCTAGTCTCCAAGCCAGGCACCAAGCGCGCGGGCTTTACGCGCGAAGACACAATCTGGACTACCGTCCATGCAACTACAACTACAGACCTCGATGCCCTTGTCGAGGAATTGACAGAGTCTACCAACGCTGAATTGCTCGGCGGCAGCAAGAACAAACAGTTCCTGCTCAACCAAGCCAAGCGTGGCTTGATTAAGGAGTAAATTATGAGCTTCGGCGCGGTAGCAGTGGGCGTAGGAAGCGCGGTAGCAGGTGCCGCGGTTAGCTCTGCAATGGCTCCGAGTGGCGGCGGAGGCGGCGGAGGGGGAGGAAGTGGTGGCGGCCTCGGCCAAGGCATTGGGGATATTCTCTCCGGCGGGTTGTCGGCTGCACTCGGGATTCAGGGCCTTACTGGAACGAACTATAACCAGTTGCAAGCCGGTGCTGCTGCCGCGAATCCTTTTGGCTCGCAGGCGAACCAGTACTATTCTGCGTTGCAGCAAATGCTGCTCGGTGGCATTAACCAAAGCAGCGCGAATAACTTCAACGCGACTTCGAATTTCCTGTCGCAGATCCTGCCCCAGCAAACAATCGGGACGAATCTTGGTTCGCTGACTCAAGCCGCGAACACCGGCACGCCGACGCAGACGAGTCAGTTGCAACAATTGACAAACAATCCGACGCAGTTGATTTCCACGCTTCAAGGTGGAGGAGTACAACTGCCTTCGAGTATTCAGTCGATTCTGAACCAGAACCCTTATCAGCTAACCAGCGGGCAACAGTTCCAGGAGCAGCAAGGACTCGACTCGCTCAATCGAAGCCTGGCTTCAACGGGCCAAGTTGGTTCTGGGAATCAATTCGCCGCGGCGGAGCAGTACGGCCAAAACTTCGCCTCGCAGGCCGTGCAGCAAAATATCTCGAACTTGCTCGGCGCACAGCAATCCGCGAATCAGACTTCAAGCACGAATCAGGGTCTGCAGTCGATTATTAACTCCATGGGTCAGAATCAGTTTGGCAACACGCTGAATCTCGCTCAGCTGCTCACCGGCCAGAATCAACAGAACTTCTCGAACCTCCTTGGTGCACAGCAACTGCAGTCGAGTCAGCAACAAAACACAGGACAGAATCTGCAGAACATCCTGCAACTGATGATGGGAATTGGGCAGAACTATACTGGGAATCAGCTGCAACAGCTCAATCCTCTCCTCACCGCAACGCAGGCATCGACGTCGAGCCCAGCAACTGCAGGCGGAATTTTGTCGAACCTCGGAGTCGCGAATCAAGCATCGGGACAGAATGTGGCCTCAGGCCTTGGCGGCATTGCAAATGGAGTTGGGAACCTGATTCAAGGCATTAACTTTGGTTCCGGCGGCGCAACAGGCTCGTTCAGCGGAGGCAACTTTGGTGGGGCTTTTGTGAACCCGACAGCTGGCTACACCGGCGGAGGGAACTCCTACGGCTTCACAATGAGTTAAGGAGAATGAAATGGCTGGCGCATACGGTGAACCGATTTATCAAGCTTATGTAGACGCGGTGAAGTCGCGGCAACAAGCTGACTTGCAAAAGCAAGAACTGCAGCTCAACCAAATGAAAATGGGGATGGAGTATTTGAATCTCCAACAAAGTCTGCAAGAGCGGCAGATTACTTCTCAAGTCTGGCAGCAAATGAACGGCGGGCAAGGTGGCGCGGATGGGACTGCTGGCGGATCGGGTCCTAACCACAACCCGACGACTGGAGACGATCCGACACTAAAACAAGCCGCGGTGTATGATACGCTCGCGGCGAAACTCGGCGGCGTGAATCCGAAGATCTCAATTGACTACGCAAACAAAGCGAGTGAAATCCGAAACCGTTACTACACGCAGCAGAAAGATAAGCTCCAAATTGCCAAGGCGCAGACAGAGCAAGTAGCGAATGTGTTTGGTTCGATTACTGATCAAGGCGGGTATACAGAAGCTCTGGCGCAGTTGCAAGACCAGGGGATTGATGTTACTAAGTTCGGACTCTCGGGGATTTATTCAACTGACGCTCCGAAGCTCGAGTCGATCGCAAAACAGTCAATGACCTACGCGCAGAAGTTGACTGCCGCGCATCAGTCGGCGACAGAGCAACAAGCCGGGTTGACGTTGCAGGAGCGTATTCGCCATGACCAGGCAACCGAAGGAACAGCTGCCGCGCACTTGGCTCTGAGTGAACAGTCAAATCAATTGCAAGCTTCTTGGAAGCGCTTCGACATGGAGTATAAGTCGCGGGAGGAAGCTCGCGCGCAAGCCGGATTCCAGCGGACAACTGACGAAGCCATTGGCAAAGCTAAACACTACGCGCAGACTCCGAATCCGAAAACTGACAAGCCGTATATTGATTCTCTCATGGCTTCGGATCAGCGGTTTAAGGACTTGACGACGCAGCAAAAGCAGATGGCGAGCGCGGAGATTAATCTAACCGCTCGCAATGCACTGGGCGAAATGGTGACGAAGCCTGGGGACACTCCGAGTGCAGATGATTTTATGTCAGCCGCGCAGAAGGCCGCGGACGGAGTGGCGAAGAGGATTACTACGAAGTCTGGCGGGTTCTTTGGAATGACCAAGACAGCCCAAATCGCACCGAAGCAACCAGACACGACTGGAACCAAAGCTAATCCCTCGAAAGGCGCAGTGCTTCCGAAGACCGTTAGTTCACAAGCCGAAGTCAGCGCGCTTGCAGTCGGTGCGCAGTTCACACTCAACGGGAAGATTTACAAAAAAACTTCCGCGACTGAGGTGGAGGAAGTCAAATGAACATCGATGCGCTGTTCTCGGGAACCCCGCCTTTGCCTGGGGGAACTCCGGGTAATGAGAAGCCGGCAGCTCCTACCCCCGCGCAAGGCGGCAAACAATCAATCGACTCCCTGTTCGGAGGCGGAAATGGAGGAGAAGAAAAACCAACGTCGCCGCTCGCTGGCTCTCGATCGGCACTTCCGGAAGCGGGACAGCAAGTTCAAAGAGCAAGAGAGGAAGAGGGGGGAGCTCCTCCGCCGACTCCGGAAGACGTGCAAAGAAATCTGGTAGACTTGCGCGGACACACGACCTCGAGGGAAAGGGCGAAAGCTTTCCTCTCGGATTTGAAAGGCGAGAAGCATCTGAGTGATTTGATTACTGGGAGAGAGCCAGGAGCTCCGGATCCGAGTAACAAGAGATTCGGCGCGCAAGCTGACGTCTCGCGTGAGAAGATTGAACAAATGACAACCGGCTTTGCTATGGGCGATGTAGCAGGACCTGCGGCGGGAGTCAAAGCTGCTGCGCGCGCGATTGATGGAGTTACGAACAGGGCCTTCGGCGTTTCGATTCTGGATAAGTTCGACACTCAAGTTGGCGCGCAAGTTTCAAGCCTCTCTGATAAACTCTATCAACTCAGCAAGTCCGCGCAAGGTATGAAGATGCAGTGGATGACTGATGTGAAGAACTATCTGCCGAAGGATTGGAAAGAGCACGCGGAGGATATTTATCATTCGTTCGAAGATCCGGGTGTGAAGCTGAGTCCTCGAGCTCAGGCGCTGAAGGACAAGACTGTCCAGCCAATCATGGCAAAGAATGCTAAGATGAGAGAGCAACTTCGCGAGCTCGGTGTGAACGTTGGGCCAGAGGTGGAGAATTATATCGAGCGCGTGCCGGTGAAGTCATCAAGTCTCATCGATACTCTTCGCACGAATATGCCTGTGGGGAGGCCGAAGGGAATCTCGACCTTCGCGCCGGAGTTGCAATCGAGAAAGATTTTCGAGATGCAAGGGACGAGTGGAGAGAAAGATCTGCATTTTGTTCAGAACTCAGGGAATACCTATTCGGTCTGGCGGAATCAGGAGAAACTCGGTGGAGGGAAGTTCACCGCGGAAGAGCTGGAGAACAAGCAAATCACTTTCGAAGGGGAGAAATACAACCTCGCCACTGGTACGACGAAGAATATTGAGAAGCACGCGCCCTTTCAGTACTACCATGATCCGTTGCTCTCCGCAATCCAAGGCAATATTAATCTCAGCGAAGCCTTGACCAATGCGAAGTTTCTGGAGAATTTCAAAACTTCTCCCGAGTTCCGCGGCAGTGTCATCGCGCCGAGTAAGGCTGCACCAGAAGGCTTTCGAGAAGTCTCGATCCCACAGCTCAAAGGTTATAAATTCAGCCCGCGAGTAGCTAATGTTCTGGATGATTTCTCCGGCGCAGGCAAGGGCAATGATCCGCTTTCGAAGTTCAACGACATTACTCGAGTTGCAGTGTCAAGCTTGTTTTGGAACCCGTTGCCTCACATTATGAACGTGCTCGATCACAAGATCGTCGAAGGAGGCTTAGTTGGGAACCTCAAAGCACTCAGCATCGACTTACCTTCGACGGTTAAGACAGCAATTGCCGCGCACCGTGAGGTTACTCAAATGGGGCCTCTGTACCGAAAGGCTGTCAAGGAAGGAGCGGGGCTTATTTATCCGTCGGTTGCTTTGCGTGACTTTTCGGAGACGATGATTAATAAGCTCGGCACCGCGCCAGAGATGGGTATGGTAGCGAAAGCCTGGGGCTATGCGAATCCCGTGAATATGGTCAAGGCGATTTATCAACACTCGGCGAAGAGCTTGTGGTCCTGGAACGACGTGATTATGATGCACGCTTACATGTCGCATATGGCGGAAGGGCAGGCACTGCCGACAGCGATTAGGGAAGTGGAGAAACACATTCCTAACTACCGTGTGCCGGATCAAGTCATGGGCTCGAGGCTTCTTGGCCAGTCATTGCAGAGTCCTGGGGTAACAGCTTTTGGGAGATACGACTATGGGCGTTTGGCTTCTTATGGCAACATGGTTAAGGATCTCATTGGTCGAGACTCTTCTATTGGAGAGCGCGCGAAAGCCCTGGATCAAATGGCTATGCTTGCTGTCTCTAGCTTTATTATATACCCGGCTATCGATAATCTCGTGAGGGGAATTACGGGGAATGAACATGCAGGGATTAGAAGATTCGGCGCGGCGACTGTGCCTGAGGCGATTCAGAAATTCGCGCAAGGGGATTCGAACTGGGGCATGTTGATGGGGACTGTGATGCCGCTGAGTCCTGCGATGAAAGTACCGGTGGAGTTGGCGACAGGACGGGATACTTTTACTGGGAAGAATATTGCAGACGAAAAACTTCGCTATGGAATGCAGCAGCTTGCGCCAACTGGGCAGATTTACAATGCCTTTATGAATCCGAAGAAATCTGCGACTGAGGTTCTCGCAAACCAGATGGGGATTAACATTCCAAGCGAGGCGACGATAGCGGCCCGTGATCGCGCGAAGGCGAGAGAAGAGAAAAAGCGCTTGAAGGAGGAAGAATGAAAGTCTTGATTATTGACATCGACGGGGTCTGTGTGAGCATGGCTCTACAGGCTCAGCACGCCGGACATCAGGTAAAGGTTTTTATCTCCCCGCAGAAGTGTGACAATATCGGACGAGGTCTGGTGACGCGGGTGAGTGACTGGCGGGAACATATGAAATGGGCTGAGCTTATTGTGATGACCGGAGTTGGGAAGTATATGAAGGAGCTTGACGCATACTTCGACAAAGGTTATCCGATTCTCGGAACCAACTGGGACGCGGCACAACTCGAGATCGACCGGGAAGTCGGGATGGAAGTTTTCCGGCGCGCCGATATGGACGTTGTGCCTTATCGGATCTTCCACAGCTATGACGAGGGGATTGAGTATGTGAAGAAAACAAAGAAGGATTATGTCTCGAAGCCCCTCAACGACAACGCAGACAAGTCGACAAGTTATGTTTCGAAAGACTGGAAGGACATGTGCTTCATGTTGGAGAAATGGAAAAAGCAAGGAAAGACTTATCCGTTTATTCTCCAGCAAAAAGTCGAACTCATAGGGGAAGTTGGAGTCAGTGGCTGGTTTGGCCCCAAGGGCTGGATGGATACCTGGGAAGAAGATTTTGAGCATAAGAAACTCTGCGTCGGAAACATCGGGCCGAATACTGGAGAAATGGGAAATGTCTGTAAATACGTTGACAAGTCAAAGCTCGCGCGAGAGTTCCTCCTCCCGCTTACAGACACCCTGCACGCCCTGGGATTCGTCGGCAACTTCGCCATGGGGCTTCTTGTTTCAAAGTCTGGCATCCACCCAAGTGAGTGCACTGCTCGACTCGGCTGGCCTATTACCTTCCAACAACAATCTCTTCACCGAGAACCCTATGTGGAGTTTTTGAAGAAAGTCGTCGAAGGAGAAACCCATGCACGAGTCTCACGCGATATTGCAGTTAGCACTGTTATCGGCATTAAGCCTTTCCCTTATGAGGCTATGGCTAGCTCTGAAATTTGTGAAGGTTATCCTATCTGGGGTATTGACCAGGACAACTTCGACTCGATCCACCTGGCTCAAGTGCGAGCTGGTAAACCTCTTGGTGAGGATGGCTTTGTCACTGCTGGCCCTTATGTGGGTTGCTGTGTTGGTCGGGGTAGCACTGTGACAAGAGCTCGCGAGAGAAGTCTTGCCCTGGTTAGGGGGCTGGTTATTCCTAATTCTCCAATTTATCGTAATGATATTGGTGCAGATCTTGGGCCAGTGATTCAGAAGCTGCAAGCAAAAGGATATCTTGAGGAGTGGCCAGATGCCGATCAATAACGTTTCCCCTCCGCCGATTGATAACGATCCGCCCCCGCCGACGGATGAAGGGAAGAAGAAGCTACAGCAGTTTATCAGCAAGTCGACCTGGGGGTCGTTCAAGACCTGGCTGTCGTTGCAGGTAACCGCAGCGTTGAATCAGATTTTGCAATTGCTGCAAAATGTTACGTTTGACGGGAATAAAGGAGTCGGATCGATTAATGGCCTGCCTGCGACTCCGGGGATGGCGCAGTTGCTGGGGAGTGGGCAGTTCGGATTGTTTTTAAGTGGCGGGAAGATAAGAGCACAAAACTGGACTCCTGCGCTTGTAGTCGTGACAGGAAGTTATACTTTCGGCACACCTGTTGGGATTTATTATCAAGTAGGAAATTTGGTTTTTATCGAGTTTCTGGTTACTATAGCCACATTTACTACTGCTGGTTATATGCAGTTCTCTGTTCCTCCAGGACTGCCTCTGGGGACGGCAGCTGTTATGGCAGGGCGCGAAAATGCTATATCTGGTTATATGTTACAAGCATATAATAACTCATCAACCACTATGATTATCGCGAAGTACGACGGTACGAACAGTGTCGCAGCAGCTGGTGACCAGATGTTTATTACAGGAGTTTATTACACGCCGTAATCGGGCCGATTAATTTTGTTTATTATTGATATAAGGATTTTACCATGCCAGCTTCTGATCCTATCACAGCAATTGGGAATGTCGTAGATACTGTGTTGTCGCGTGTAATCCCAGATCCGCAGGCCCAAATGCAGGCGAAGCTTGCCGCGGGACAGATGATTCTGAGCGGCGAACTTGCTACGCTGACGGCGCAGTCAGGGATTATTACTGCGGAAGCGAATTCAACGAATAAGTTCGTGTCGAGCTGGAGGCCGAGCTTGATGTATTGCTTTATTGCGATTATTTTTAACAACTACCTGCTCGCGCCATATCTCCAGGCAATGTTCCATGTCGGGCTGCAGTTGCAGATCCCAGACCAAATGTGGGATTTGATTAGGCTCGGAGTCGGCGGATATGTAGGAGGCCGGAGTCTGGAAAAGATTGCCGGAGGGAAAGGAGTGAAGGGGATTATCGGCGGGGTCTTGAACGGTCCCGCGCAAAGCCAGCCACAGCCAGCTCAATCGCAGGATTCGCAATCTATTTTCAAGGGGAATTGAGATGACTTTCTCGACTTATCAATATGCGCGGCTTGCGGGCCAGTTCCTTACTACAACTGGCGCGACAACGATTGGTACGGTGCCGGCGTCGACTCAGTGGATGGTGCAAGATATCGAAGTAGCGAATGCGGCGGGGAGTGCGGCAACGATTATCTTGACAATGGGTGGATTTATTGTTTTTCCTATCCTTACGGTCCCAGTGAATCAGCTGCTTCACTGGACCGGGCTCTATGTGTTGAATGCTGGGGAGACGATCGTTGCGACCGCAGGTACTGCGAATATACTTACTGTAACGGTACACGGCCAAACGGGGGTCTGATATGTTTGGATTCTTTCCAGGCATTGGTTTAGGCAATGCGCTGATTGCGCCGCCAGGGACGAGTATTCCAATGGCGCAAGCTGCCGCGCCAGCGGGCTGGACTTCGAGCGCAGTGACAGATACGAGTTTTCGGTATAACTCAGGAACAGGCGGGGGCTCAGGCGGTTCGATTGCGTGGAGCTCGTGGAACTTTGGCGGGACGTTTGGTGTGAATACGTTTACGCTGAGTGTCGCGCAACTTGCCGCGCATAATCACCCAGCGACTGACAGCGGTCACATTCACACGAGTCCGGGGCACTTGCACCAAAGTGCAACGGGGTTTGGATTCTGGACGAACGCAGCAGGCCAGTCGTTGAACTTCCCGGGCGGGTCGAATTCGATTCAGAATGAATCGACAACGAACGCGGTTGCAGTGACTATTAATACCGACTTTGCGAACGTCACGACGTCGAATACAGGCTCCGGTGCAGGCATCTCCCCGACTTATACGACGCCTCAGGTTAAATACGTCGACCATATTCTTGCGGTGAAGTCATGAAAGAGAAAGCCAAGATGTGTCCGTTTCTGAAGAAAGCTTGTATTGAACATGAGTGCATGATGTTTACTCATGTGACGATGGATAATCCACAGACCGGCGCGGTAAAGGACGAGTGGATTTGTTCTATCGTCATGATACCTCTGATGCAGATGGACACAAGCAAGTGGACTCGGGGAGTCCAAGCCAGCGTGGACATGGCGCGCGCCGAGACGCAGGAGGGCCAACGTCGTTTTCTGGAGCTTGCTGAAGGCGCGCAGAAGATGAAACTAACTGGGAGTTAGCGATGCTAACCGAGGGCGAACAACAACTACGGGACAACGTTAAAAAGATCTTAGCGGCAGTCACGGAGACCAATGAAATGGTGAGGGAAGTGAAGTTGTGGCGGAAGTTTATCGCCTGGGCTTTCGCTTTCGTCACCGCGGCTTTGACACTGAGAGATCTCTGGGGATACATATCGAGGATATTTAGATGACTAATACACTGATTTACCCATCGCGGTTCATGGCCTGTGCGGGATTTATAATCGAACGGATTGAGAAGGGGTATGTAAATGACCCGAATGACCCTGGCGGAGAGACCAAGTACGGAATCTCAAAGCGCAGCTACCCAAACCTTGACATTCCCAACCTTACGGAGATGCAAGCGGTCGACGTGTATTATAGCGATTACTGGGTGCTTTGTGGGAGCAGCGCTCTCCCTCGGGGCCTGGATCTGTGGGTCTTCGATTGCGCGATTAATAGTGGACCTGGCACTGCGGTGAGGATGCTGCAAGGGTGGCTGGGTGTGGCGCAGGATGGGAAGCTAGGGGCGATGACCGCGGCAGCGGCTCAGGCTAACGTCGAGCCGGAAGGATTTCTTCTAGCTCGACTTGCCGCGTATCAGAA